CGCAGCCAGGACTTGGTCTTGCAGGTGCAAGGCCTCCTGGTACGTTCTGGCATAGGTGTCGACCTGCACGCGCACGCGCTGCAAGCCATGCGGCCCATCAATGCCGAAGATGTGCTCCTGCACGATGGGCGTGTAGACGATGGCTGGGTACTGGGTGTTTTCTGCAGCGACAAGCGCGTAGACCTCACCACCGGCCAAATCCTTGATGGCATCAAAGAAGTCCTGCATGGCTATTTCCTGTAGAGGTTCTTGGCTTCCTGCTCAATGCGCTCACTCAGCCGGTCCTTCATGGCCTGCACCGCTTCGCGCCGCTTGGCTTCCAGGGCTGGCCGAAGGAATGGCCGCGCGCGCATCTTGCGAGTGCCAAACTCCACAAAGCGCCAGTACCAGGCATCCTGAGACAGGTTGCCCTTCTTGCCTTGCTTGCGGAACTTCTTACCGTGTCGCACCGTCACGAAGAAGGTTTGGCGCGTGAGGCTGGAGAGTTCAGGGATCTGCTTCATGATCACCGAGCGCTTGAGCGTTCCGGGTGGTGGCTGGTTGGGCCCCAGGACCTCGGCCGCCTTTGGGGCTCTAATGCGGGCTTCATCGCGGATGACTTTGGCTCCGGCATAAACCGAAACGCGCAGGCCGTTCTTCGCCACCCGGTCGGGCAATTCGCGCAGGGCTTTGGCCAATTCAGCCAGCCCCTCGACCTTGAAGCGTTCATGTTTAGCCATCGTCCAGCCCCTCGCTGGCCAGCAGGACAACCAGGACGCGTTTCTCGTCCTCGTTCAGGGCCGAATGGATGTTGAAGATCCGCGACCGGTAGAGCACCCGGTACTGGGCGACTTGCTGAGGGTTGTAAAAGATGCTCTGGTAGCGCACCGTGATCTGGTGCGTGAGTTCGGCCGAGATGCGACTGGCGATCACGGCTTCACGGCCAGACAGGGGCTGGATATCGGCCCACACGGTGGCCACATCGATCCAGGTCCGACTGGGTGCGCCCAGACTGTCTTTCACGGTGCTGGGGCGCTGAATCTTGATGCGTCGGCCCAGCGTTCCGGCTCCGATGGGGTTCATATCAGGGGTACCTTGTAGGGATCGAGCAGGCCATCGATGAAGGGCAGCGGATCAATACGCCCTCGAGTCATGGATGCCACCTCCTCGCGGTGAACGTAAAGAGAGCCCACGCGCAGCTTGATCCAGGTCTTGATGCCCTCGGGCACCGCTGCGGCGCTCCCGTATCCGGCATCGAAGATCACGCTCACGGCCCCGATCTGGGGCAGAGAAATCGGCCAAATCTGCCCGAACACCGGGGTAATGCGCGCGGGCTCGCAGGCGTTGTCGACGGTGTAGTTGGCTGCTGGCATGGTCTGCCAGAGGCCTGCCATGTCGAGATAGCGGATCTCCACCACCGACGCCAATGGCGACTTGGGCAGCAAAACAGCATGCCCGGGCAGCGTGAAGGTCTGCCCTGCGGGCACCCCCATCAGGCTGGGTCCGGGAAAGCTGTCGAGCACCATCCGCCAGCGCGCGGTGACGAATTGCCGGTTGGTCAGGGTCTCGGCCGCCTGGCGTGCCGCCGAGATCAGGACCTGTATCAGGCTGTCGTCGTCATCGAAGTCCACCCGCAGGTGGAGCTTGGCCTCGGCAAGCGAGATGGGCTCCCCTGCGGGCGGAGTAATCAACTGCATGGGCATGTGATTGCTCCACCCTCAGGCTCAGACCACCTGCGCGACCGCAGCCTGGTTGCTGGCGTCCCCCGGCGCAAAGCGGGGGTTAAAGCCCAGCAATTGCGCCGCCGTGAGGCTGGCCGCAACAGCCACCGTCAGCGACAGACGCACAAAGGCGTAGCCGTTGGTGATGTCCAGATCGTCGGGGCGCAGGTTGATCAGGGCCTGCTTGTTGTCACCTGTGGCCTTGACGATCTGGGTGATGGCTTTGCCCGTCACGTCCTTGGCACCCGTGCCAGAGGCGTCAGTGGCCTGCTGCAGCTTGGCGTCCAGTGTGGCACCCGTGCCCAGGACGCCGCTTTGCACAAGCGCCAGAAGACTGTGGTGGTTACCCGCCGAGATCCAGCCGGTGGTGACAGTGCCCACAGCCTGGCTGGCGGGATCGATGGTGGCCAGAACCGAGAACAGTTCGCTGCCTTTTGCGTTGGGAAACATCAGAGTTCTCCTTCAAAGTGCGGGGACGATCAACGTGCGCCCAGTTGGACAAAGGGCGACATGGTCGTGCTGCCCTTGGCGGGGGAGATCGGCGCAGCGATCTTGGATTGGCCGTCCATGCGGAACGTGGTGCGGAAAGCCGTGAGGTCCGCATCGAAGTACAAGTGCATGGAGGTTGCCGTTTGCATGCCACCGGCTTTGGTGATGGTCTGGTAGTACGACAGATCGGCCAGCAGCACGTCACCCGCAGAAGAGAAGGTGTTGGCGTGTTGCGAGACGAAGACAGGGCGGCCAAGCAGCATGCCGTAGGGCGAGACCTGGATGCCACCCGGGTTCATGCCCGTGGGCAGGTAGATCGGGTAGTTGCCCAGCGTCAGCGTGAAGAGCGCTGGCAGCACGTCGTTGTTGACAATCCACACGGCCTTGCCAAACGAGCCCGGCGGCAGGCGCGAGATCATCTTGGCCAAGTTCTGCGCCAACAGGGTCTGCGTGGTCTGTCCCGATTCCTTGGCCACTGTCACCGTGGTGGCGTTGGTCATGCAACCCACCGGCAGGCCCGTGCCCGAGCCGAACAGAATCGACTCGTTGGTCTTCCAGCGAATGGAGGTAGCGATCTTGTCGGGCAGGTAGGTGGAGAGCGCATTGGTGTCATCCAGCAGCTCATCGGTCACCGGCACCAGGGCCATGAGCTTTTTGAGGCGCAGAGTCGACAGACCCAGGACAGGCTTGGTACCCACGGCCGATGCGGCTTCGCCTTGCCAGTAGGCTCGGATGCCGTTGGTGCCCCAGGGCGTGGTCTCGTCCTTGGGGAAGGCCATGGTGTTGCCCGTGATCTCGACGTTGTCGGTCATCGGCAGCAGGGAATCCTCGCCCAGCGAGAGCTGGAAGATTTCCTGAGCGAACTGGGGAGGCACGAGGAAACCGCCATCTTGCGCCGCGCCTTCACTGCCAAACGAGGCAGGGGCCACGGCACCGCGATTCATGCCAATCAGCAGACGGTCATCGATCGAGGAGCCGGGGTTTTGCGCGTGGCGGACGGTTTTGAGGAATTCGCCAACACTTTTGAAGCCATGCTTGGGATCGGATTCGGCGTTGTTCACCACCGTGATCACCGAGGCATTGGGCAGTTGGGCTGCGTGGCCCATCTGCGCTTCCTCGGCAATCAAGGCCGCTTCACGGTCGATCGCGGCCGAGGTGGCTTCGATCCTGACTTTGAGGGCTTCAAAAGCACTGACCTCTTCTTCGTTCATGTCGCGCTGCTCGGCGGCAGCGATATCGGTCAGGGCGCGTGCGTCCTTGACCAGGGTGGCTTTGCGGGCTTGCAGCTCGCGCAGTTGCTTGCTCATGGGATTAACTCCAGAAATGAAAAAACCGCCTGGTCGAGATGACTCAAGGCGGCGACAGGGATGACGACCAACGGGTCGCAGGAAGGCGCAACCCTCAACGGAGGGCTGCTAAATGAAATGGATCAGATCAGCGCAAGAGCGTCACGGGCCTGTTTCAGGCGGGACTGACTGCGTGGCTTGGTGCTTCGCACGCTGGCCTGCATCTTGGCCAGCACATCGTCAAAGGTGGCAATGCCGTCGACCATTCCAGCGGCCAGTGCGGCGTCTGCCCCAAGCACACGACCTTCGCCCATGCCCGAGCGCACTTCGCTTGCCGAGACACCACGGCCTTGGGCCACGGCTTCGATGAAGGCGTTGTAGTAGTCATCCACACGGGACTGCATGAAAGCCTGAGCCTGTTTATCGAGCGGAACATACGGGTTGCCCTCGACCTTGAACTTGCCCGCCGAGATCAAGGTGGGCTTGACCCCTTCCTCTTCCAACGCCTTCGAGTAATCAAAGTGGGCCTGCCACACACCGATCGAGCCCACCTCGCCACCCGGGGTGACATAGAACTCGCTGGCCGAGCAGCCGATCCAGTAAGCGGCCGAGGCCGCCAGGCTGTTCGCCACGGCAATGACAGGCTTTTGGGCTCGGGCCTTGACGATTTCGCTGGCCAATTCGGAGACGCCATAGACGCTGCCCCCGGGACTGTCGATGTCGATCAGGATCTGGCCCACCGTGTCGTCGGCCAGCATCTGGCGCAGGACTGATGTGAACTGCTGGGTGCTGGTGCTGCCCGGCCCGGAGATGTCGTCGACCATGTTGCCGCGCTGCGTCACCACCCCGTACAGGGGCAGCACCGCGATACCGGTGCCCGTGCTGGCGGCTGCCATTTGCTTGCGGGTGTCACGCAGCACGCGGTCGGTGTTGACCTGAAACAGGGTCTCGTCGCTTGGCGGCTCGCCCGCAGACCAGCGTGTCAGGATGCCGGACATAGCCTGCAAACGCTCGGGCATCAGCGCCCAGGGGGTGGTCAGGAATTCTGAAAGCAGAAGTTGTTTGTTCATGTGTTCATTCCAAGTTGAATCAGGGAAGCGGCCAGTGCGGCCTCCTCAAAGGGCTGTGTTTGCAGCTGCGCCCAGGCGCTGACCTTGCTCACCTCAAGTCCAAAGGCCTGCGCAATCAGGTCGGTTTCGTTGGCTCCCAGGGAACCCTTCTTGGCGATGCGCCGGGCTAGCCGGGCTGAGTTGGACTGCACCAGCTTGCGAAAGCGCAAGCTCGATTCCTGATCGGCGGGGTCCGTTTCGTCCTCGGTAGGCGCCGGATCGGAGGATTCGGTCTCCTGCTCAGCCTCTTCGGCATCCTCTTCCTCCACCATGTTCAGTGGGCGAAGGGGTTGGTCCAGGCCTTGCAGCGGGTTGAGGTTTTCTGCAATGCGTGCCTCGTTGCGGGTGAGCCAGCCGTTCTGGATGCCGCTTTGGTAGTAGGCCGAGCGGCTGGCTGCATCGCCGCGCATCAGGTTGGCAAAGTCGAACTCGACTTCCAGCTGATCGCCATCGAGCATCAGATCGGATTCGATCGAGGCCTCCCAGCGTTCGGCCCAGGGCGTCATGGTGTGCATGACAAATTCCAGACTCTGCTGCTCGATGTTCGAGAACGTCGCGCGATCTAAATCGGCAATCATGTGTGGTGGCACACGGAACATTCGAGCGATATCTGTTATCTGGAACTTGCGCAGCTCCAGGAACTGGGCGTCCTTGTTCGTGACCCCCACCTCATGGAACTTCATGCCGTTTTCCAGCACCAGGACTTTGCCCCGGTTGGAGCCGGACTGCGCCGCCTGGTAAGAATCCCTGAACACCCGCTTGGCCTCAGGGTCCTTGAAGGTGCCGGGAAATTCGATCCAGCCGCCCGTGGGTTTGGCGTCGTTCGTGAAGAACCTCGCCCCGTAGTCCTGAGCGGCCAGGGCCATGCCCAGACTCTCGCGGGCCAACTCGATGGGGCTCATGCCCATCAGACCGTCCGAGGACAGGCCGCGCAGGTGCCAGATCTGCCCGCGTGGGAATACGGTTTCATCCCCGTTTTGCATCCGAACCCGGTACCGAAAGTCCCCGCTGTCCATCACCTCCATGCGCACCCGGTCGGGGTGAATCGGCATGAGCTCGGTGATTTCTCCCTTGGGGTTGGCGATGATCTGGCAGAAAGCATTGCCCCTCAGGGCCAGGTGTCCCTGAAGCATCTCGCGCCACTCAAAGGGGTTCTGGAACCGGTTGGGCTTGCGGGCAAGGAGGCCGTAGAGCCAGTGATCGGTCACCCGATCCTTGCCTCCGTCTTTGCGCTGGCGGTACACCACCACCGGAAGAGACGCCATGGTCTCCGACAGGATGCGCACACAGGCATATACCGCTGCGAGCCGCAACGCCCCGTCAGGCGAGACGCGCATGCCTGAGGCGCTGCGCACCGACACCGGCTCAAAGAAGAAGTCTCCCCAAGGGGATCGGTCACTGCTCGAAGCTCTGAATCGATCGATGAATGTGAAAAGTCCCATTGCCTCAGAGCACCATCAACTCATAGTCGGATCCGAGCACCACCGAGTCCCCCGGTTTGATCGCCCTTGAGAGGGCCATGATCAGTGCCACGATGCCGTCTATCTTGTTTTCTGCTCGCTCCTTGCGTGGATAGATGTTGTCTTTGCCGTCCAGGTGCGCCACCACGTTGCTGGCCATCCAGGCCAGTACCGGGTCGCCGTCATGGACGAGCTTCTTTTGCAAGACCAGGGCTTCAAGCGTCTTCATCGGTTCGCTGAAGTTCAGCACCGTGGGGCGCACCTCGATCATGGGCAGGCCCTCGGCCAGCATCCGGGTCGAGAGCTGCGTGGCCTGAAACGGGTCGAAGGCCACCGCCTGAATCTCATAACGGGTGGCCATGTCCAGCAAGTCCGACTCGATCCAGCCGAAGTCGATCACGTTGCCCGGAGTAACGATGAGCCGCCCCGAATGCATCCAGCCGCCGTACTGGCTATTGCCTGCGCCGTTGACCGTGTCCTCGGGCAGGTAGTACTTGCCAAAGGTCACGTAGGCGTCCGAAATCTCCGGATGCCGAAACACCGCTACCAGGGCGGCAATGTCCGTCTTGCTGGCCAGGTCCAGGCCAATCCAGCAGGGCTGACCTTCGAATTGATCAATGAACATGCCATTCTCGGTACAGGCGTCCCAGGAGCGCATGTCCATCCAGGCTGTGTCGGCGTTCACCCATTCATTGAGGTGCTTGGTCTTGAAGTTGTTGACGGCGCTGGGCAGCTGCATCGCCTTGGCCTGCAGCGG